CGATTGTTGAACGACGGTTGAAGTGCTCATGCTGCATGTCCGTAATCAAAGGATGAGATAACAGAGTCGGTTGCGTGGCCGAGATCGCCAACCGCTGCGTAGCTTCCGATCGGATTCGGGCCAGCCAATCGGCCGACGTATTGGACGCCTTTGCCCAAAGCAGGAACGGAGAAACGTCTGTCTGAAGATATTGATAGCCCTGCGGCTGCCCGTCATAGGTTGAGCGTTGCGCAAATGTGCCGGTTGCGCTGGGCGCAAGCCCTGCTCCTGTGTCGCCCTTTGGTCCCGGAACGGTGCTCGCGGCTCCAGTATCGCCCTTGTCGCCTTTATCGCCTTTGGCTCCTGTGCCACCCGAAGGACCAGGAGCCCCTTGAATTCCAAGGTCGCCGGCTAGCGATATGCGCCAGCTATTGTCCGACCCAGACCCAAGAGTGAAGTCAACTGAGATTGTAAGAGTCGTTCCGGAATACGAAGTAACCAGTCCTACGAGCGTCTTATCCCAACCCGCGCTGATTGCTTTGTATCTCTGGCCTGCGGAGATTGTCAGACCAGACGCAACGGTGAATGACTTACTCCCGGTGCCGACCGTTACAACCGATGAACTTGTCGCGTCGATAACCGGCGCTGGCCCGGTCGCTCCGACATCGCCTCTCGGGATGGTGAAATTGAGCGTCGCTGCTGTGCTTGAACCGGAATTCGTGACAGCGACCGAGCTTCCGGCGGATCCGGTGGTGACGGTGCCGACTGCAATCGTTCCGGCGGCCCCGGTAGCTCCGGTTGCTCCGGTCGCGCCAGTTGCACCAGTATCGCCCTTTGCACCTACAAGAGCCCAATAGCTGGTATTTGTCGGAAGCACGTTTGTGCTCGGCGCGATGGCGACATAGGCGCTGCCGCCATAGCCAACGAGGTCATTGACAGCGTATGCGGTCGCACCGCTCCACGTGCCCCTCGATGCAAGGCCAACCGGGACGCCCTGCGAAACCCACACGCCGCCAGACTTAATCCATTGCTGCCATGGCGATGCGTTTGTCTTAAGCGCCAGATCCCCGTCATTCCCGAGCGAATTATCCGGCGACGAGCCTGTGACCTGATAGAAGACCGTAGACCCGTTCAGGATCTTGATCAGCGCCTCGACGTCGGCCATCGCCTGCCCGCCGACAAAGCGCAGCGGACTATACGGGAAGATCTGATAGGCGCCGCCCGTGATGGCAGACCCGCGCCACGCGGGAACAACGAGGTGCGTTGCGTCGGTGACGCTCGAAATGATGGTGGCATAGCCCGTTGCAGGGTCGCGAAGCCAATCCCCCTCACGCGCGTTGATTCCGGTCCAGACCGTAGACGACCCGGTTACAGTGGTGCCGCCGACTGAAACCGTTACGGTCCCAGTCGTATAAGGAGGTAGCGATGCCATCGACTAGTATCCCTTAGCGCCGAAGATCTTGCACTGACGCTTGACCGGGGTTTGCAGTTGCAGCCTTTGAAACATCAGTCGGATGCACCTGCCATTGGAACGTGTGATTTCCTACGCTTAGGCCAGTGACGTCCCAACTATATGTTCCGGATGCCGTGCTCCCATACAAGAACTGCTTGATAATGGTACCATCGACGATCAGTTGCAGATATGCCGTCGATGCCGTCGTGTTGAACTCGCCACTAGCTGTGCAAGTCGCGGTACCGCTCAGAATTTCGCAGGTTTGCGTTCCGAACCCATTGAACCCAGTCCCGCCGCTGTGATTAACGACGTACCTGCGGGTTGCGGATCCGGCAATTAGGTTTTGAATGGCAACGCCACCAACCGCAAGCTGTGTCGCGTTGATCGATCCTGCTGTAATCTTGATTGCGTCTATAGTCCCGGCTTGGATCTTAGTGCCGCTGAGCGTTCCATCGACGATAACATCGCCGCGGATAGCGAGGCCGTAAGAGATCGCACCATCAAGCCGGCGCACGCCTGAAAAGACAAATCCTCCAGTTATGCCGTCGATGGTCCCGGTAACACCGAACTGCACCTTCTGACCATCGACGCTGGATGAGATGATGCTTAACTGCGCGCTCTGACCATCCAACGTTGTGCCGAATGTTGTGACTTGACCCGCAAGTGAATTGATCGAACTCGTTTGCGCGAGAATGTATGAATTGACCGCGGCAAAGCTATTGTCTGTTTGCGCAGAAAAACTATCTATCCGCGCCGACAATGCATTGTCAGCGCTAGACCTGGTGACAATTTCGCTGGATAGGCTAGCCGACAGGCTGCCAAAGTTCGCGTTGAGGGTCGTGATTTGAGCCGCCGTCGCGGACGACAGATCGGACAGCGACGTATTTGTTACGTCGATTCGCGCGTTTGCCGCGCCGATGCTTGTGGTCAGTTCAAGTTCGGTCTGCGCAAGCGAGGCTTCTAGATTGGTCGCGACCGTGAAAACCTCAGTGATCCTCGCATTTGCAGCGCCTGAGACAGACGATAGTTCGCTTCGCGTTACTTTCTTATCGAGCCAATTGCGAGCCGCATTGATCGAACCCAGAGCGGCAAGCTGCGCCTCTATGTTCTTTTGTGTGTTGTACAGGTCATCGATGGCGTCGGTGACGCGCTGCGCAACGCCGGCATCGAACTCAACCAACCCAACAAGATCGTTTGGCGTCGTGACGTCGAGCCAGTCGGACGGAGTCACATCGCGTGGCCAGCTTGGGATATACTGCCCTTGCGCCTGATAGAGAAAATTAGGCAGGAGGTTTTGCGAGATAATGATGGCGCCGGCCGACATGAAGTCGGTCCTGCCGCGATGGACGACAACCTGATCCGACTTATTCCGAACCGAGAACGCCACGCCAGACACGCCCGGAAGCGAACCATCCCATGACAGCCGGATGGCAGGCCGCCGCCGAATCCCATCAGCGTCCGTGATCGACCATGGCTCCGCATACCAATCGACGATTCCCTGCGGCGCAGGCCGCGGGAACGTGGTCGGCCCAATATACGGATGCTGAAAATCAGTCCCGTGGTTCCAGTCATAATCGGCCGGATCAACTTCGGTGACGCTGAGGATGACGTCGAGCAAGGCGCCATCGACCACGCCATCAACACGGAACGACTTATTGACGTAGCCGTTGCGGGCCGAGGTCCAGGATCCGATATCGCCCGGCTCCACAAGCCAATAGGCCGGAGGGAACGGCAGGACGTGCGTCCGGGCGCGCTGGGCTTCCTCTACATGGCTTTTTTGGAGCCGCTGGACCTGTGCCGCATACGGCACGAAATCGAATGACGGGTTCGCCATGAGCCGGCGATTGCCATCGATGATTTCCAGGTCAGTCCGGTAATAGGCCGGTGCCGTCGCCGTGTTCCAGCCCTGCGCCGGATCGGGATATGTGGCCTGGACGCCATTGACGCTGTCCGACAGCGCAAAGAATGGCCGATAGACTTGCGTATCCGTCGAGAGCAGATCCGCATCTGTCCAAGAAAATGTCGGAGATCCCGGTGCGCCAGCGTGGATCTTGTAGAACCCGCCGACTTCGGACAGACGCCCTTGGCAGGCCGATAGAATCGCCTCAACCGCATTTGCGAGCTGCGCGTTGACGTTGATCTGGCCACCCGACCGATAGATTGGCTCGGCGCCGTCCGGACCCGTGATCGTCGCACGGCAGGCCGCAATCTGCGCAACCCAGTTGACGGCAGGAAGCCGCGCCGCGGTCAGATTCTGCAGGCCGTAAAGCCATGTCCCGCCATAGCGAAACCCGCGCAGCAGGTTGTAGATCTGCACCACCGGCAGATTGTCGCCGTCTCCGCCCCATGTGGCCGGGTTGGAATAGCGCTGCGAACCGGATCCGCCGTTGGTGCTGTCCTTGCTGGGATCGTAAAGCGGGACGCCTGAAACGGCGAATCTGAACGTCGGAATCCCGGTGAAAAGCGTGTCTTCAACGAGCGCCGTCGTGGTGACGTAGGCAATTCCAGTTCCAACCCGAGTCGACTCGTAGGGCCGCTCGGCGGACGACACCAGCCCGACCAACAACGGATCCGCGGTGGTCTGCGTTCCGTCGTAATATTTCACCCAGAGATAGTCGGACCCGCCCTTCCTATATTCGATAACGGGATAGCCGCGCTGATCCGGCGCAGCGCCAGTGTCGAGCGTGCAGAGTTCTCCGTTAACCCATACCTCAACGAGCGTGCCGCCCGGCAAATCCGACAATGCGATGACTTGCGTGATGAATGCGTTCGGAGTCCCGGACGCAGGCCCCCATGTATTCGCGTAGACCAGCGAGCCGGCCGTTACACTGTAGCCGAGATTAAACGACCGCGGGACGATGCCACCGGCCTGAATTGTGCCCTGGACAGAGAAGTGGTCAGTCGCTTGTTGCGCCTGATTTCCGGACAGCGCCTTAGCGGCATAGCTGAGGCCATACGACGCCGCCAGGCCGATAACGCCAGCGACGATCGGCACAGCGATCGTGCCAGCCAAAAACGTGCCCGCAAGAAGGGCTGTCGCAATCGCAGTAAAAATCGCCATGCTACGCGATAGCCTTCAGATAGTGCGTCTCGGCGACCTTGTATCCGCGCCTCAGATAGAGCCGCGCGACATCTGGGTCGGACCCCATGCCAGCCATGCCGGCAAATACGCAGTTCCGCTCTTTTGCCCACGCCTCATAGGCGTCGAGCATTCGCACTGCGGCCGTTCCGCGGTGCGCCGGATCGATCCACCAGACAGTCTCTTTCGCGAGCAGCACCGGGCCGAACGGATGCTCAAAGGCAACCGCCATCAGAACGCCCTGCGCAACATCATCGATGTCGTTGACGAGGCAAAGCGCCCTCGGATTCGATAGATGCGTCAAGAACAGTCGCTCTGCATAAGCTGGGTCAAATGGGAACACGAACCCAGTCAACCCATCCCGACGATCGAACCCGGCGCCCTCTCTGGAGTCCTTTAAGAGTTTGATGACCCGCATTCGATCTGCGGCAACTCCTGGACGGATCAAACCTTGCCCCTTGAAGCCTTGGCAGAATTCACTGTGCCGCTCGCCTTGCCCCAGAATAGTTGCCACGTCCCGACCACGGCCACGTCCTGATAGAAATTGTCCGTCGCACTGCGCAGCCTTTGCGACGCATCGGAGCGCGTGTCCGGGTTTGCCCGCGTCATCTCCTGCGTATGCGATGTGCACGTCAGTGAGACTGCGCCCTGATCACCCTCTTTCGGAGTCGTGATTTCGATATGATCGATGAACCCAACGAACCGCGGCGCTGCCGGCGCCACCAATGTCCGCGTGTTAGGGTCAAATAGCCCGCGGAAGATCTGGACTTGACCCTGCTTACACTCGTAGGTGCGCACGAGGTCGTTGACGCGATCGGCAACCTGAGACAGCGTCACAGTGACGGTCTGCACTGTGATATTCGACACGAGCTGAATATCGGAAACGGAAATCAGCGTCCCTGATCCAAAGAACTGCCGTGTAGATGTTCCCCCGGTTTCCGGATCTACGACATCGCAAGTGATAGCCCCGACGTCCGACCATTCGCCATCATAGACGGCGTCGCCAGTGGTCCGGTCCTTGACGACAAACCAGATGAAGTCGCGCGCAACAAGTTGTCGCTGCTGTAGAGCAGCGGTGTTTTCTGCAGATAGCGATCGGGTCATAGATACTGCTGCGCCTTGAAGCTCACGACCGTATTGACGGGACCGTTGAGCCGTGACGAGACCGAGCCAGGCACCAAGGTGAACAGCCCTGCAGGCTTTTTGAGACGCACCGCAGTGGTCGGGCCAGACAGAGTCCAGCCCGGACGGATGTGCGGACGGACTTCAAATTCAGACGTAAGCCCGGATCCGTTTGCCGTCACACCTTCCATCACCTGATGAAGCGCTCGGCTTGTCCCATATGCCGTCGTGTAATTGAACGACAAATAGTCCCCGACAGACAACACGAACCCAGCATCCAACCCGCTGATGCTGAGCGCCTTGTTGTTGGCATTGACGGAGTTAAGAATGCCGGTATCGTTGAACGCGCCAGTCTGATTGCTCTTAGGATATGGCCGGCGCAGATCCCACGCCTCAAACGGAAACACGGCGCCGTCTAGCGAATTCAGATAAGCCTCGAACTTGAGCGCGTCGTCGTTCGCAAGAGAGATCGTGGTATACGCCGCAAACCAGATTGCCGAGCCGAGATCTTTCCCGATTGTCGTTCCGAAGGCCGTTCGGCTGAATTCCTGCCGCGACACCAACTGAAACTGCGGCTGATCTTCGAACGAAACGGACGAAAGAACATCTGTGCGCGGAAACGATATCGCCATCAGATCCTGCGCTGTTTCTTGGCGGTCTGCACAGCATTAACAGCGAGTGCAGGAACCCTCGCCTCCAACTGGACCAACTGCTGTTTAATCTCAGACATATTTCGATCGTCAACGTTGCCGTTGACAATCAGATTGATCCCGCCCATGTGGACCGTCGTGTTGTCGTTTGACGGCATCTTGCCGTTCGGGAGAACCTGCGAACCCTGCGGCAGGTTCACGATTTCAGGCCCGCGCTCGCCAACGAGCGCCCAGCCGCCGGGAGCGTAGTCCGTTCCGTCGGCAAATCCGGGGCCGTAGAATGCGCCGCCAGTGTTGCCGGCGAGCGTCGCCGCGGAACTCGCTTGCGCCGCCGAGCCGCTTCCGCCAGTCAAAAACGACAGTATCCCGCTCCCGCCGATCGAACTTTGCAGCGAGTCCATCAGGGGCTTGACGACCATCACCTTGATGATCATTTCCTCAAGAGCCCGGATAACCGCCTGGCTCATGTCCTTGAAGCCCTGACTCGCGGTCTTCGTCCCCATCGCAATGTCGGTCAGGCCGGACGTCAAGTTTGTTTCAATCGCTGTCGAGACTTGCCGGAAGGCATTGTTGACGCGAATAGCTGCGGCATAGGTGCTGTCCAGCGCAGCCGGTACGTCGTTCCCGTAAATACCCTTTAGCTGGTTTGCTATCGATACATCTTCTGCAGACAAAAAGGCCGTCTTGCCATTAAACTCAATTGACGATTGCACTTTCGCTTTCGCAAGAGCCGTCGCTGCCGCCTCGGCTGCATCGCGCTGCTTTTCAAATGCAGCACGCTGCGCGTCGGTTTCCTTTCCCTGATTAGCCTGAACTGCTGCCGTTTCGGCGGCGACAGCTCTATATCTGGAAAGAGCGCCATCACCCAAACCAACGGCCTGGGCATCTGCCATCTGCTGTTCGGTATGACGCCTCAGCGTATTGATTGCCCGATCAACGGCATCGTTCGCCGCGTCACCCCTGGTTGCAACCTTAGAAAAGGCACCAGAGATATTGTCGGCTCCGCTTAAGAACTCGCCCTGCAGCTGTTTCCACGATTGCGCCTGTGATTGCCACGACGCCATGTTGGCGATAGACGACGGGCTAGTATCTTGGATTTGCTGTTCCGACCCCGCCTGAAATACAAACTGTTCTTGCGGTATATACTGAAATAGACTCTTAAGAGCAGCAATCCCAGCATTTGCCTGCTCCCACCAGCTTTTACCAGTATCGTTAAATTCCTTCATGGCCTGTGTAGTTTCATCGGTCCAGCCGATGCGGATCCCGCCATCCTTGGGTATACCGCTCGCCTCACCTGCAGCAGCAAGCTGCTCTTTGGCGGCGTCCTCAACCTTCTTTCTATCGATAGAATTTATAAATCTTTGTGCCCGTTCAATCAGATCATCAAGGTATGGAAGCAACCCCAGCATGGCTGATTTCATATACAAAGAAAATTCTACCGAGCTTCTTCTCCAATCCTGATCGAACTTGGAGGCCCTCTGCACGGTTTCATCATCGATGACTGCGCCGGCTTTTTTTGCTTCCGAGGTCAGAGCGGCCATGGCGCCCGAACCCTGCTCAAGCAAGGGAACCCATTCTTTGGAGAATCCAAGCATCTGGGCAATGGCGTCTTGATCGCCAGGGTTACGCGCTTTACGTATTAGATCGGCCGCGATGCCAAGTAATTGATTCTGCGAGATCAGTTGTCCGTTGGCATTTCTAATGCTGATCCCGTTTGCTTCTAATTCCTTGGATAAATTGTTGCTGTTACGGCTGGCGTCGTTCAGCAATTGCGCGGACTTCTCAAGTCCAGTATTGATTTGCTGCGGGCTAAGCCCAGCGATGGCAGCTCCGAACTGAACACCCTGAAAGTCAGACAGAGTGAGGCCGACGCGATTTGCCAGTGTCTGCATATCGGCCAACCCCTTATTGGCCGCTGCGATCTGATCCATAAACTCCTTAACGGCAAAGACAGCGGCGACGGCACCAGTTCCAATTGCTGCAAGTCCTACTCCAAGGCCTCCGGTTGCCTCAGTTCCGTTTTTTGCCGCCTGCTCTGCCCCGTTCATCGCCTGCGTGAATCGGTCGGCACCACTTGTATCGGCGTCAATTACCAGTTCTGTAACAACTTGCTGCGCCATTATGTTTCTTTCGCGGACTTCGGTGCAGACAAGAACAGTAGATCGAGATCTTCAATGACCTCAATCTCCCACGGACTTAGACGCGCCCCGGTTAACCGCACAAATGATTCGATATCGGTCCACCCGATTGGAAGTGGTCCGCCGAACCCAGCGGACCTACGGTTTGAGAGTCGCCCGAATATCTTCCATAAGTACGCGGCGGAGTGCGGGAACGGTGGCCCGTTCAATTCCGCCTCTATTTCTGAACGACGCTCCGGAGTCTTGGCCCGCCTCAGCGCCCCCTCCAGAATTTCCCGGTACGTAAATTCACCCTCATAGAGATTGAGAGAAAAGTGATGCTTCGCGAAAGCCCTCAGATCGTCTCTGAGGGCCGCATAAAACTTCTCTCAGAAACCAGGAATTGCGTGATCTGAATAAAGAACCCGGCCATATCGGGCCGCAGAAATAGGTTTGTTGCCGACTCTACAGAGAACTCGACAGGCTCAGCTTGAACACTTTTAAATGTCGGGTTCGGGGACCAACTTAGAATTCTCCTACATACGCGATTAACGTTCTTGCGGCGGCGCATCTGCAGGGTTTCGAGCGGAGGATCGTATTTCTGCCCTGATGCATGTGCCGCTCTGATCGCAAACTCCTCTTCTATCGAGTCGCGCCCGACATCGTTAGCCACAGCAACGGAGTTTTCATGTTGAGGCCCTGCAAGTTCAATCTTCCACCCCGTTTTCGCTTTCGTGACGGGATGGATGATCTCAAGAAATGACGATGGATCAGGAACAGCGTCGGACAGATCAATCGTAGCAATATCGGTCATAACCAGTCCTTAAGTCAGATTGCTGATCTGGAAACTGAGAGACGTATCGTCGTAACCCGTTCCAGTGGAGTCGTGCCCGATCAAGCCAGCCGGCACCGAGATTGTTACGGTACGCGCACCTCCCGCCGTGCTCATCGGAGAGATATCCGCGCTGCCTAGCGAGAAGTTCGGAACGTTGATCGAAATGAAGTTTTTCGGCTCTGCCGACAGGTCGACGGCAAGTAAGCTGAGAGAGAATCCGGTTTCATTCAGGAACGCGCTGAACTGGCTAAGATCCTTCTGCAGGACAGTGAGGTTTAGCGTAACCTGATTGAGTCCCGGCAGCACAGTCGGAGAAATCTTGCTTCCGACGACAGCAGGCGCGACCGCTCCATTGTCGATGGTCAGATCAAATGACGAGATATCGGCGACATCAACGCCACCGAAGCGAAGTGTCGAGTCCAAGGCAGCCAGCGGAACGCCGGTAGGAAGCGTCGGAGATGTCAGGATTGCAGATCCAGAGTTCGCAGTAACGGCACCAGTTCCAACCCATGACGGCTCGAACATAATGATTCCGTTCGGAGACATGGAAATCTTGACGGACTTCCAAAAACAGTCTGTGAACACGCGGCTTGCAGCCAAATCAGCCTGCCACTCCTCAATGGTGAAATATCGATTCACTAGAGACCCGGCGGCCGGCATGATGACCTTGCGACCACGACGAATGAGCGAGCACGATGTATCCGGAGTTGCATTGACGACAAGCGTTTCAGCAACGGTGATAGTCGTCGAGCTAAGACCGGTGATACGCAGATTTTTCCCGTTATTCGCTGCGTCCGTCAGGCCTGTTGCCTGGATAACGTCATTGACGCGGAAGCCGAGCGTGATTGGATTTCCACTCGTCAGAACGATTGTGTGCAACCCCGTCGTCAGCGACGTGAAGTCGGTTTGCGTCTTTGTGATTTCAGAGTCCCAAGTGCCGCGAATGACGGCCTGGATAATCGGATCAACTGACTGAATGGAAAGCTCTGTTGAATACGGCCCGCCAGCCGTCGTCTGCATTCCGTGGCGACCCTTGACCGGTTGCGCGTCTTGCCGGACTTCTTTGGACTGGATAGCTGCCTTCGAAAGCTTCCCCGGCTGGCCGCCGGTCTGCCGCAAGATCGTCCCGCCTGCGCCAGACGCTGCTGAGCCAAGCGCAGACTGCAACAGATACGAGGTATAGCCAGCAAAATTTGCCGAGTACGACATAGCGCTTAGCTCCTATAGTGCGCTGGGCTCACGCCCTATGGAAATAATTGAAGGGGATTGTTTCCGTGACCCGGAACGTGCTTCCGGCCGACACGCCCTCTAGATCTGCTTTTGACCCGCCATCGGGCGGATACGGCGCGATCGTGCGGATATACGAGCCGTTTGCGTCCTGGTAGAAGGTTGCAGTTCGGAAGATCTCGCCGGCCTGCACCGCGTATTGCTGCGCGCGGTCTGTTCCTTCATCCATCGGCACTAGGATGTGCAGGATGATCAGGCCATCGTAGATGAAGAAGCGGTTTCCGACGTCGCCGAATGAGTAAGGCTCGCTGCGCGTTCCAGCGACTTCGCAAACCAGAAACGGCGCTGGATTTCCCGTGCTTGGATCGATCGGCGGGAACGGTGGTTCAGGCTGTTTATTGACATAGACGATAAGCGTTTTTGGATTCCCGCTACCGTCCACCCATTGCGAAACAAGCCGCGACTTGATCGCGGCGACGGCGCCTGCATAATCTGGCATTGATTTACCTAGATGTGATGATCAGGCACGGTTGCCGAACAAGCCAATCCCGAAGCGCCTTTTGGCTGCCACCGCGGCGTCTTCCTGCCGCCTGCCCGGCCAAAGACCCGGCATAAGCTTGGACGCTTCCGAACCGCACCGGCATGTAATCGAATCGAACGTTGACGCTGTTGCCATACCTCCCGGCAACAATTGGGGCCGTCTCCTCGTAAACGTGGAGAGGAGCGCGCATCCTTCCGTTTCCGACTTCGATAATCCGCGAGTACGGAACCGGGTTGCTGATTGCGATCTGCTGTCCAGGCTGCCAATTCTTCGCGTCTGGCGCGTTGTGCCCATCGATGAACAGCATGTGACTGTCACGATAGAGGCCGGGGTGCGGGTCGTTACTTGATCCTACCGGAGACCGTTCGCGCAGCGTCTGCAAGGCAAACTTAACCACCTCTTCCATATAGAAGTAGTTGTAGACGATTCGGTGTTTCACAACTCGATTGCAGAGTCTGGAGCGGCGTCAACACCATCGATAGACCGCGACACCCCTGTTGGATTGTTGGCGCTAACGATTTTTTCGTTCTCAGCCTGGATGGCGCGGATGAGTTGGCGCTTTGCCTGCTCTACTGCTGCCTTTGTCGCTAGAGGAAACCCATTCGGGCCATCTTTGTAGCTATCATTGATGATCCCACTGTCATCCATGATGACTTCGGAATGCGCGCGGTGCGGATCGTAATCGATGTGATTCCCAGACGGGATCAGATTAACCATCAGCCAGCAACCCTTGCGTCGATCCGCACCAACTCGCCATTGATCACCTTGGCATCAACAAAGGTGATAGCCCGGAGTACATTGCGAACGATCATTTTATCGGCGCCGCCGACGCGCGGAATGCGCTGATCTACGTCAAACGGCGGCTGCAACGGCACATGGCCGCCAGGCCATTGCGCGTTGTTAATCTGAGTTGGCGATATGATGACGTTCAATTCCGTCGCCGGAATATTAGCAATTAGCTGTTCTGTCTTAAGCGCATCAACGCGGGCTCGGCATGTCACGTCAATATTGGTGACGTTTGCTCCAGTCCCGACAACACGCCGAAGAATGATATCCTCGCCACATGCGGCAAGCGCATTATCCAGACTAGAAACGAGGTCCGACATTTATCGAACCGACGCTCTTACGCTCAACGTCGTATTCACATAGGTTCCAACAGACGACACGACTGCGCGCAATTTATTGCCCAACAGTTCGTCGTTGATACCTTCTGCACCAAGCGCGGCGTAAGCCGTGACTGCCTTGCCGGAGCCGGCCTTGACCGTGCAATATTTGACGGCGGAAGCAGTCGTGAAATCAAACCGCGCAATATCTCGCCAGTTCGTGTCGTCAAGCTGTGTCTGAACAACGACTGAGACTGACGTCCCACCAGATCCATAGGCCAGATAGGTTTCGACCGTCACGGATGACATTCCGTAAAGGCTGCTGATGGCTGTCTGCGTACCCGCTGACGCCGCAATAGCAGTCGTGACAGGTAGATTCGCGAGCGAGTAGACCTGTGCGTTATCCATATCAGATCCTCGTCACGCCATCACAATGACGCGGTAGTTGTCCAAGATATCGGAGATGTCCGGGGTAATGTTTCCAGCCTCTACTCCGGTCGCGACCCACCATGACCTATCAATAACGCCTGGGACCGATTCCTGTTTTAGGTTAGGGTCGCGCCCCTTAATCGAATATCGGCGCGTGACCATCCTGATTACCGCGTCTTCTACGTCATCCGGGATTGTATCGAATCCGCCTGTGAACGTTACCTCGATTGGGAGCGCGTACCATTTGCGCGGATAGCCGGTCGCAGACTCCAACCGGATCAGAGCGCCATTCTCTGCGTCGATTTTGAAGTCGGTATCTTGAACCAACGTCACGCCGTTTTCGACAACAGACGCGACAGAAACAATCGGCCATCGAGACAGCCTCAGAATATCGACGCCACCCGGAATCACATATGGGTACGGGTCGCGATCGGGCCAGAATTGATCCTTGACCGTCTCGGCTTGAAAGCGGCGATTGCAGTATTGTGAAGCCGCAGCCGACGCGCTGGTGATATAGCGCTGCAATAGGTTGTTCTTTGAGTTATCGGTAATCGACAACTCATCCTTCACAACAGCTAGACTCGTGAGGTCGTAGCTTGGAGCAGCCGTAATGACAGTTGAGACAACCTTAATTGACACTTAAGCGGCCTGGTCAGTAACGACATCAACGCGAAGATTCGTTGAACCCGCGTAAGTCCCAACCGACTTATACTTGACCCTGAAAAGCACCCCAAGTATGCCATCAACGCTTGTGTTGGCGGTGATTGTTCCATCGGTCGGCGTTGCAGCCGTCGTCACCGCGGTATTCGTTTTCAGATTGTAGATTTTGCGCGCCGACGCGGTCGTAAAGCTGAAATTGGCGATATCGCACCATGTTGAGCCGCCATCAAGGCTCGTCTGCAAATAGGCGTCTACGCTCGTCCCGCCGGATCCATAAGTGAAGTTGGCCTGAACCGTCAGGCTGCACGGTTGAGCCGTTAGCTTTACGACCTCGGTCGTAAGAGCCGTCGAAATTGCAGCCGTGATGGTAAGATCAAGAAGCTTCACGATCACGCATCCTTTGTTACGTAGGTTGATTTGGGGGGTCGACAGCGGCGGGGGCGATCAACATCGACGGCTGGCACCATGTCGACGGTCACACGCTCACCGAACGCGCGGGAGTGCGGGGAATCCGGCATGTCTACCAACTCGCCGTCGCCAGCGTCAATGACGCGCTCTGCAACGTCTTCCGGAAGCATAGTTACGTCGCCGGCACCCCAAGGGCGCGTCGGCTTAAGAAAACGAACGCCGATCATGCCGCCTCCGATTGCTTTTGTTCTATCGGGATCAGCACCGATTCCTCAATGCTTCCCTGATAATTCCAAGATCCGACGTGCCCGAGCATGATGGTCGGGTCGACCCAAACTGAGTTTCCAAGTTTCCGCCACCGATCGCAGAACACATAGTCCTCTCCGGTTTCGCCTTCCTCGCCGTCATGATTCTGACGGAAGAATTCGTAATAGTGGTCGCGGAGACCCTGATCCCAATCCTTGCCGCCCGGCTTTTTCCATTCCGGATGGGCCGTCGCCATATCGTGCAAGACGCGGCGATTGATCAGCATTAGGGCTGCGCCGAACCCAAGCACCTCAACCGCGCCCATATCGTCCTGGATAAGCCGCCCTGCCCCGTCGTGCATGGGCCGCCAGCACCACACCGCCGGGTCGCTGTTCGGCTTCTGAACACGCATCCGACCTACGCCGCCAATCAGCGGCTTATCCGACGCCAAGAGCCGTAGAACTGCGTTCGGACTCCACTGCATATCGTCGTCAATGAAACAAAGATCTGTACAGTCAGATTTCAAGAAGTGCGCGCAAAGTTCGTTGCGCGCCTTTGAGATCACTGAACCACCGACCACGAATTGAAACGTCACCTTAATGCCCTGCTCTTGCAGGAACATCAGCGTAGACGCGAGGCTGGCCGTGTATTGCCACACCGGGTTACGAGCAATCGGCGTGCAGATCATCACCGAACGCTGGCGCGCTCGCTCAAGACGTTCTTGGGTGTTCATGCGACCCTATCTATTGGAACGAGAGATGGACTCTCGGCTTCGTGTGCAGGCTGAAATCTTGCGCCCTGATTGGTTTGACCGCGTTCATAACCGCGACCATTTCCGCCACCACGTTGCGCTCTAGGCGCACAGAGGTCATAATTTCGTCTGCGGACTGTCCGATGAAACGCCTATCAACCAGCAGATAGACGTTTTCTGTTTTCCAGTCGCCGCGATAGCCGTAATCCGCTTTCCAGAAGTACGGCTGCCCAAAGTAGTTCAGGCTGTTAAGGAAATACGGGCGTACGTGCGTCGGGTCTTCCCATGCATCGTCGCTACTGCCATACGGCAGGCGCACTGTCGCGACGGCGTCTGGCGCGGCCACACGATACAATTCTTGCATAAGCGGGAGCGTGTTGTTGACGTGCTCCAGAACGTGAGAAAGAAGGAATTCTGAAACGCTATTGTCTTCAAATGGAAGCGTCGCCCGCTCCAAATCGACCACAGCATCAACGCGAGGGCCGGGTACGCAATCGATGTTTACCCAGCCCTCCTTGATGTTTCGACCGCAGCCTAGGTTAAGTTTCAAGGCTGCGGACCGGATTATGTCGGGAGCCGGTCGAAGCCGCCGAAGAACCCGACAGCGCGAGCAACGGCAGTATCGGTCTGGGTTGCAGACAGGTCCAGAGCGAAGTTCGCGCGGACATAGCGTCGAGCGGAAGTCAGGTTGACACCGATTTCAAACTCTCCCGCAGCGACAGATGCCGCGGTCGATCCGGTAGCCACCGTCGCGTAAGTGGCCGTCTGATAGTCCGACCAATTCGAATTATCAGCGCTATCCTGGATCGCGTAGCCAACCGAGAGCGTCTTGCTGGTGGCAAGGGTCGCATCCCAAATAACCGAGATCGCGGCGGCATTCGGGAACGCGCCGTTCGGGAACGCAAACCGATCAATGGTAACGCCGGTCGTGGTGGTGGAGTCGCCGGTGCCAGCGGCAGTTGCGGACGCAGCAGCCGAGAGACGCTTGAGGGCGCCCAACGAGCTAACGTCACGCTGAAGCACAATATCAGCCATGGAATTGATCCTTGATCAAGAATGAATGTGATGGGGTGGAGAGCCCGGCGATTAACGCCGGGCTCAGTTGAAGGCTTACGAAATCGCCGGAGCCCAACGGACCATCTGGATGACAGCCACCGCCGCATCGTGGCGGATCTGGAAGTCATGCTCCGCGATAGCTCGGATGATGGTCTGGTCGGACTGGAACGCGGACACGGTAGTTCCGTTGGAATCCACGTAGTTGCCCTCGCGCGAAACGGCGAGTTCGAGCTGCATCGAGTCGAGCAGCATAGCCTCGGTCATTTCGACAAGATACACGAACGAGTTGTCCTTGTTCGAGCTGGCGGCGTCCCAGATATTGACCGGGATCTGCGTGGTTTTCTTGATCGGATAGGTAAGCAGCGTTCCGCGGATCAGTTCGTCGCGATAGACATACACGCCGAGGCTGTTCTGAACGTTGAACAGATAGTTGTAGGACCGTGGGTGCATGAACCAGACGCGCTTGCTGTCCGGCACGTTCGCCGTATCCAGCTTGTTGACAGCGCCGCCAAGCTCCGACGCAACGGTCGCGAGCGTGTACGACGACGTAGAACTGATCCAGTTGCCGCCGGCACCGAGCGTGCTGTTGCCCGAAGTCGAGAACACCGGAACGGTCGAACCATAGGCGCCGGCAAACGAGAGGAAGCCGCGCGGGGTGTCCTGAGTTCCGTCGCCCTGGATAAACGCAAGATCCTCACGAAGCGCGATCACCTTTACCAAGTCGTCACGCACGAAAGCATCAATCGCCGGATCCGCATAACGCAGCATGTCATTGGACACCGGGACCAGCGCGGTCAGCTTCTTGTAGCTGGCGACGATCTGGTTGAGGGTCTGCTGCGACTGCGTGATGGCCTTGGTTTCAGAACCATACGCGGCGGTCGCGGCACTCGCCTGACCGGGCAGCGTCATGGTGCCACGCGGCATCGGGATGTTGCGGGGGCCGGCGGAACGAACGACCGCCTGAGCGCGCAACAGCGGGATGACTTCGGTCATCACGTCCGGGGGGACGATGAAGCCGCCCGCGGCGCCAGAGCTAGTGATCAGGGCCTTGGTGACGGGGTGGTTCTCGCCGTACATTTCCTTGGATGCGGTGCGAGCATTATAGATATTGCCGCCGCCGACACCGATCATCTTGGCGACACCACCAAGCATCAGCGACTTTTCCTTGGTGTACGGGTCGTTCTCGACGGTCGCCGGGACGGTTCGCTCTTGGCCAGGGGACGGCTGCGCGCCCTTGGCAGAGATTTCCTGCACTTCCTTCGCGCGCGCGATTTCCGCGTCAATGTCGGCTACAGCCTTTTTCTTGGCGTCGTAGTCGGCCTGATCGGTCTCGGGCTTGAAGTCTTTCTTCTCGGCAATCGCCTTGAAGTCGTCGAAGGCCGCGGCCCGCTTCTGCAGCAGGTCGGCCACCTTAACGTGGACGGTCATGGTTGATAATCCTTGAAAATGCGGACACGCCGCAGGGGTCGCCTTGCCCAAGAGCAGTTGAGGGCGGGACCAGCCTGTCGCTGGGACGATTGATCAGACGGCGCTAAGGCTCATCAGATCGACTTCGCGGAGGCGCTTCTGTCGAAGTGCTTCCGCCGATTTGTCCGTGTCGGACGTGGTTTCTTCTTGGTCATCGCTCGGGGTTTCGACAAGCGAAAGCAACGAGTCGTGACCGGTCGAAATAGATTTGCACGCGGAGCGGATTTCCTTCTCCGTCTCATTCGAGAACTTGCGGCCCGCCTTGGTCCGGACGGCTGCAATAGCCTTTGCGATCGGCTTCGCGTCCTTGGTCACAAGACCCTTTGAAACAGCAGCTTCGCCTTCCGCAGTTTCTTCGGCCAACAGTTCGGCAATCTCTTCCTGCGTCATGGCTAGCAAGGCGTCCGCCACAGCGCGCATTGCATCGGCAAGCATCTGCGGGACAGGGCTGTTGTCGCCCTCTATCTCCGATTCCCATTCGGTACATTCTTCAATCCAGCCGAGATCCTGGAGCAACATCGCGAGCTGCGCGACGCCGTAGAGTCCCTTCACGTTGACGGTGAACTTCTTGTTCACGATCGGAGAAGCCTGCACCATTTTTGCCTCATAATGATCAAGGACGGCGCGGGCCTTTGCGGCGACGTCTTCCGGGAATTCGGATTGCTCAAGGAGTGATTTTGCCGTTTTGAGACCTTCTGCGGTGACGCTCAGGCGGTCGTCAACAACGGTTGCAAACGGAATGCAGTAGGACGCCTCGTTCTCAGCGTCAGCCGCGTTGTAGACAAGGAACCCTTTGCGAACAAAAGTCGTATTCGGGTGGTCGCCGCCGAATTCAGCCTTGTCGAAAATGGACTTTGCGGCGCCTTCGGAATTCCACTCCGTAACGTCAGCGGCAGGAAGATTGCGAGACGCGCCGACCTTCCAAACACTACCGCGCTCATCGAGCGCCTTCCCGGTCACGACGGCATCTGGGTTGCACCCAACGACGACCAAAGACAGTTCCAGGAATTCCCACTCGACATATTTTACACCGCGGCCATTTGGTTCAACCTTGATCGGAGAGAACCCAATAGAAACATCAGTGCCGACTCCAGCCTTGTACTTGGCGCAGGCATCATCGGCGCGAGCGGAAATTCCCTTGTCGATGAACGTGACAAGGCACTTCACCTCATTCGGCAGGATCGTAACGTCGGCGGACCCGACCAAAGAATCGATGTTCGACTTGTGATCAAGAAGAACGGGGATTGACTTCCGAGTGAGAACACACCCCTTCGGAACAACAATATCGTCAACACGATCCTGAGTTCCGTTCGTTGCACGAACGATAATTTGACGATCGGAAAGCCCATCGCCGGTAGCAAGAACCGAAAACGGCAGTTCTTTCCTGATCATCTTTTCCTAAGCCTCTGGCGCAGAATCAGCCGGCTCCTCGCCGGCAGAGGGTCGGCCCGCGCCGTCTGGCGCCGTCCCTGTCATGTCACTACCAAGAGCCGCGAGGTTGACCGGAGCGCGCACTTCGTCGCCACCAGGCACGGGTGGTAGCTTTTCGGACTTGCGCCACTCGTTTGTTTTCGTAAGGCCCGACATCGTCCCGAGCCGGCCAACGTTGATCCTGGTCAGGATGTCAGCGCGCAACAGCGCGCTTTCGTCAAAGTCAACCTCGATACCCTCGCGGTCCAGATCGAACACCTGAACAAACTTCTGTTCCCACCGCTCAAGATCCGGCATAATGGTGTTATTGACGTAATCCTGATCTGCCTGCGGCAGATTCATTTTGCTCGCATTGTCCATCAGACCAAGCTTATGAGCTGGCATTCGGTAGAACCGCGCCACCTCTTGCGCCTGCAATTTTCGCTGCTCAATGAACTGCAACTCAACCGATGTCAGCTTTAGCGGGACCGGCTCAATTCCATCTTCAAGAACGGCCGTCGCGCCGACATTTTCGATTCCAGAGAAGAGACTCGACCACGCGGTTTTGAGTCTATTGGCGGCGTCGGCCGTGAGCGTCTTTGCACTCTTGAGCAAGATCGACATAAATGCGCCGTTCTTGATCCAGCGCGCGGCCTGCTGTTCCAGACCTAGAGCAATGCCGATACTGTCCCGAGCAAGTCCAATCGTTGAAGCGCCGACGATCGCATTGAACGCCAGCCCGCGAAGGTGAAAGATATCCTCGGCCGGGATTGACTGCGGGAAATCGCGTAGCACCGCAATTTGAAACAAACCAACCCGGTTTACACTATAGAATATCTGACCGTCCGACGCTTCCAATACCATAACGGCGTCGGGGTTGACGGGAATCAATTCGACCGGATTTCCGCGGGAATCCCGCAAAATCACCGCGTATGCATTTCCCCGCAAGAGAAGCGCGGCGTGCATCTGCATGACGAATTCGAACCAACACTGCACCCTGTTCGGCCGCTTGAATAATTTGGCGACCGGATGATCCGTAATTTGAGTGCGGCTTCCGTCCGCGTTCGGCCTCCATAGTCCAGGTGCACAACGCGCAACATCTTCAGACCGATACGTGACACACGCATAAACAGCCGAGCACGTCATCGCCGTGGCTTGGCTGATACTCACTCCGGAGGTCGACGCAATCGACCCCAGCACCGGCATATAGCTTTGCGCCGGGACGCCAGCGACCGATTTAGTCACTCCGGCTGAACCGTATTTGAACAGCCGGCTAAAGACGCCCATTCGCTATACTCTCAGTATTAGGAGGTCTTTAGTCTCGTATGCGGATGGACCGCCAGTTGCGACGGGATTCGTCGACATAATCGCGCAGGAATCGAACAGTGCCATCAGTGGATCGATCTTGCCGTATCCGGACGCATCGCGGACGATCCGCATTCCGGTTGGTGTTGGCTGTGTGATAGCGTTGCCAGCGCACCACGCCATCAACGCTTGGCCGCCGTGCTTGAATGTCCCGTCCGCCAGCTTTCGTTCAACCGACTTGATCGCGCCCATCAGACCGAAACCCTGACGAACCGCAATCAGGTTTTCGTTTTCTTCTGAGACGCCGATATTCGCCAGCTCATCAACGATGAGCCCGAGACCTGCGGCGTCAACTCCGACTTGGCACAGCAGACCCGACGCAACCACCTTCTCAACCACCGCGACCAAAGCCGCCAGATCTTCCGGCAAGTGATCGACGCAGGTTAGATCCCCCGCCGCCTTGAAGTCGTCATAGACCGATCGATTTGCCTTACGTCGCTCAAGACCTTCTGGCGAAATAAATGCGTGCGTCCAGGCGAGCCATCGCTTCGTAAGCTTCTCACGACCAACCACAGCAAGGCCAAGCAGATCGTCCAGGCCGCCGCCGTCGATGCCAACCGAAACAACCTCGCAACGATCCAAAATAGAATCGAGCGTGAGACCCTTCTCAGCCCCGCGATTCCAAAGGTGCGCGCCGGCCCAACCATCAGACCGCAACCCCATTCCAATTTCGACATTGAAATGTTGCGACGCCAGCAAGGCTAGTTGCTCTGGTCCGTTCTCTTCCGCCTTCAGAAGTTCACGAGCCAGAAAGTCCTCGTTAACCGAGCGGCCCATATTCGGGTTGACGAGTTGCCAGAGATCCCGCTTTTTCCACCCGCCGTCTTTCGTTAGGCGAATCGGCAGCTCGTACAGTACCGGCAACAGCGGCAATTCAATTTCACCATCGCGCACCCGCCGCGCCATATTCAGTTCGGACTTAAACACTCCAACTGGAGGCGCTTTTGATTGCGTCGTGGTTTGGAACAAAAACCCGTCAGGTCGCGCCGTCAGCGCACCGCGCAACTCAACGAACACGTCTGCGGCATTCGACTTTTTGGCGAACACGTGAGTTTCGTCGATCATCGTCCCAGTCGCCTTCGACCCGGTGATGACGTCGGTATCCGCAGCCTTGATCTGCAAGGTTGCGCCAGTCGGCCGATATGTGATCAGCCTAATATGGCGCTGAATATGAAACTTCTTTGCGAGCACCGGGTCCAACAAGATCGTTCCAGACGCTTGCTTGAACGCGATGTCAGCAATTTCCTTTGTCGGGGCAATCAGCAGGAATTCCGCTGACGGCCGCTTATTCATCAAGAGGGCGACAACCATAATGGCGCCGCCGTTCGAACTCTTTGCGTTCTTCTTGGGGATGAGCAGGAAGTATTCCTGTATCATCCGCACGTTCAACGCCGGGTCATAAGACCCAAACAACGCTGCCACGATCGGAAAGAACCACTCTCCGCACGCCTCAGCCAACGTTGGCGTCCCGAACAAGTCCGGGATCCGCAATTGTTTGAAGTACCGTAACCCGCGCTCGGCTTCCGCTTTAAACAGCGGAAGGTCTGGCACCAACGGTGCGCCGGCGAGAATGCGCTTTTCCCAATCTGGACAGGCCGTTGACCACGACGCCATCAGTTCACCCGAGTCGGCGCCGTATCTTCCTCAAGGTCGCCCCACTCAGTCCCGGCAGCCGCGGTCTTCGCGTCTTCCTCGGCCTGTTCCTTTTTGCCGGGCATCGCGTCGTTAAGCTTTGCAAGCGCCGTGGCCAGTTGATTGGAACTCTTGGTCCGCGTCTCGTGGTCAAGGGCCTTAAGCAGCTTCGCCCGAGCGGATGAATCCTTTTCGCCGCCGAAGTTGATCTCCACCAATTCCGAAAGGATGGTGGCGTGGCTGTTCAGAAACTCCAGCTCGTCCATCAGGGCCAAAATGATATTCCGGCCACGGGCCGTAAGGTCTTTAACCGATGCCGATTCCGTAACCCGCCGCCGCGGCGCGAACCGCGTTTGCGGTAGTTCGCGCTCTGGTTCGCGGGCAGGTTCGCACGGCTGCTGGTTCGCAGCTTCGCGGGTCCAACCGTTCTTCTTTGCCGCCTTCCGGATGGCGGTATCAGATAGACCGAAACGTTTCGCTAACGCGCGGATTGAAAGGGTTTCAGAGCGGTACACCTCGCCGATCTGAATCCAGTCAGGAGAATTTCCTTCTACTGTTCGCACTAGGTTCGCACCTATCAAAATCCCTATAATGGGAAAAATTCTGCAAGTGCCACCTGATGCGGTACAAAGGGGTAACAACTCCAAGGAGTTATACCCCCATCCCCCATCAACGACGCGCGGCGCGCGCCTGCACACCCTTCAGCGTGTTGTGCTGAACGCAAAGGCATTGGCCGTTGCCAATGTCATAGAGCGCTCCACCATCGGCCCGCTCTATAATGTGGTCTGCGACCATCCTGTGCTCTGGCGATGCGCGCTCGCAGCGCTTGCCATCCTCTACCCACTCACAGCGCCAGCCTGCCCTAGCGCATACAGCGCGGCGCCAGGCCCTGTGCTCTGGTGTCTGAAGCTCGGAGTCCACCTGCTTCGGTGGCGGCTTAATCCGTCTCGTGTCGAGTGTCGCCAGCCTAGGCTTTAGCGTCTGCAGTGCCACTCAGGGCAGCCGACCGAAGTCGTTGTGCTGGTAGGTAACGGAACCAATTACCGGCACTTGCGCTTGGCGAATTGCACGCGCAATAACATCCAAAGCTTTTGGTGTATGGTGATCTACTATCTCGATCCCAGGCCACATCCCGAAAGACGAAACAGATACGCAGTTCGTGTCGTCCCAAAGATCTATTGGCTTGCTCATGACGGATCCGTCTTCGGAGAGACTACAGTGCAGCCAGCAGAGAACACGAATGCCTCGTTGACCGGCTCGTAGGAGTTGAGGGCATCGATGGCTTTGGTCTGGCACTCGTAAAGATTCGGCATCTGCTCTTTGTAAGGAGGCTCTACAAGCTGACCGTTGACCCATAAGGCCATGACAAAGATGTAGAGCTTCATTTAAAGAGTTTACCTTGCGTAGTAAAAAAGGGTTGCGGCGGTTACAACAATCACGCCCAACCAGAACGCCACGAACCACAACGCCGCACGCGGAGTCCCGCCAAGGGCTCTATCCGTGTCGGGTGGCGGCCGAACGCTCATCACACATGCCTAGCCAATCTCATCAAAGGTGATGGTCATCGGTGATCCGAGTTCAGAGCCTTAGCCACATAGACCATGGCAATCACATAAAGCGCTGCAATGGTGGTGAGAGAGCCTGCGAGCGCCATCATATCTGCGCAACCACACCGCGCTTGATCACCGAAGCGAGCCATTCAGCACTTAACGGGATGCGAAGCGAAACCACAAATCTTGCGGCGTAGATCAACGGCCTCACCCGCCACGCGATCTTCACAGAAACGTTTAGCGTCGTCATAGCCATTAGACGCAGTCCCCGCAGTCATTCACCCACTCACTCGGCGCCGTGTCTTCGACCACGTCAGCCCGACGCATCCAAAGCTCATCGCGATGGTCTTGGATCGGTGCCTTTGGCGTTACGATTCGGTAGTCGTCACGACGACGTGGGCTTGAGCGCGGTAAGAACTGGACGATTTCAGCGGTCACAGTGTCATCCCATCCCATACGGCTAAGATCACAAGCAACACAATTGCGAGCTTGAGGCATTCCATGGGCTTCCGCCTCAATGGCTTCCTGGAGCGGGCCGCGAGAATCGAACTCGCTTGGAACGGTTTGGAAGACCGGCGACCAGCCAATGGACCAGACCCGCGATGTTTGGCGATCCCCCGCAGCTTTCGCTGCGACCGGCGTTAATTCGCCGGACGAAGGGATCAAATCTAAGGGGGAGGGCTTTCGCCACTCCCCGGCAGTCCTACTGTCCGGTTGTGCCGGCTTCAGACCGTTTGTGATCGCGAGCTCGTCCTAGTTTGCCCCACCACATCTGCGAACCAAAAGGATCTAATGAAATCCGCAGTATTCAGAATAAGCGCCCCGGCATTTCTGCGGCGTCAGGGGAGTAACGCACTCGGGGCTAGAGGGCCGGCATCGTTTTCGACAAGGCATGAGCCGGGCTATTGAGATGCGCCCTCTATGGGAATTTCTGACATGATTCTGGGTTGCGTAACTCGGTTTTCCCGAGCCTCGCTACCGAACCTGAGGGCTCGGCCGGGCTGTTCCTCACTTGCGCCCCACCTACGTAAGGGCCGCCCTGGTATCGGGAGGGAGTCTTAGCCACTTCGCAACGTAATTTCAGCGCTATCCGATCTTACCAAGATCCGCAATTTATTTTGGCGAGTTATGCACATGGTTTCATTTTAGCTTCGCGACGCTTCAACGCGGCTTCGCATCTTTGGCAAGTAGCCCAATTACCGAGGCCACGCAGAGCGCCCGCCTTCACGGATGCGGCGCCGCACAGTGCGTCAGCCCATGAAAGATCGTCGCGCGTGTAATAGTGAGCTTTCTTCGGGTGGCTGCCGAAACCGCCAGCGATGCTGACTGCCCATCCTTCCTTAAACCGATCGATCGGCCCGCCTGACATCATGGTCTGTCCGCCTCACACCGTCACGATCTGCCCGTCCGCCAAAATTCAAAATCAAAGATGCTCGCAACTTTACCGTCGTCCAACGTCAGTTTAAGCACGGGATATTCGTCTCCGTCGTCGTGAATGACATCGTCGACAAAAATCTCACCAAACGCCAAGGAGCCATCCTCTCGGATCAACTCGACGCGGCCACCATCCTGCCATGACGGCATATCGCCTATCACCTTACGCCATGTCGGATCTGCCTTACTCATCTCAAGACCTCACACGCTGATGATCTGCCCATGGGTTAGTTCAACCGCATGACCGCTAGGCAGCCGGAACCTTGGGGCGCGGCACCCAATCCAAGACAACATCGCCAGGCCCCAATGGGCGCGTCGAGCGCCACGAATTGTCGTTGACGACGATCTTGTCCCAGCCGTTTCCGCGCATGTTGCTGCGCAGGATTTCTTCCTTGGGGTCGTTCCTAGTTTCGACATCAGCAAGCGTTTCGACGCAGCCACCAAGGTGATAGAACGCACTCCGCGCCGATTCCTTGCTGTCAAGATCATCGTCGCTGCGCGACCTAGTTGTGAACTGGAATCCGTATGGCGTGGCGCCGTATCGTTCGGTGATATCGTGCGCCATTTCGGCAGCCCTGTTCACGTCCCAAGAGCTGATCGGCTTCGTCGTCTGCTCGGCAACGAAGGTGCCGGGGCTATAGAACGTCACGAAATGCTTTTCCATCGTCACTCTCCCACGTTTCATTTTCAGATCTAAACCGTAATCACTTGCCCATCCGCCAGTTCCGGCCTCTCAGCCCAGAACGCTCGGAGTCGTTCTAATTGGTCTTCATTTATCATCCGGTTGGTTATGAAATGATAGATAGGTCCGGATGCTGATTCCCGGTCTGCGTCAGTATGACGGAAACGGAATTTGACGGGGTCTAACGGCATTATTCGTCTTGGGGCAAATCGCTGATCCTGAACACTAGAAAGCTCGCAAGAGTGTCGCAGTCCAGCACCCCATCGATGCCGACCCGCTTTCGCTCCGGATCCGCATTAAACGAATACGGCGGCTGCGACTCCGGC